ACCATACTTCTCACAACAGTTCTACAGGTTACTCTTGTTGGTGTTCCCACCTCAACCAAACGACCCACATCGCTCGGTCATCAAATCACTTTCCCTATAGTGTTACCCTCGGTACTTAAGACTCAATGATGTCCTGCCTGTCTACTCGAGTTCCTTTTCGGAAACCGCAACTCACCCTAATCGAGAGTGAACCACTTTATACCACTTTCATGGTTTATTTTATGGACTATAGACCGCCCAATTTCTTTATCTTTGTCTCAGAATCAACCCGAAGGTCTCATCATCAACATATTTTAAGAAAATATTTTATATTCAAAGAACGTATTCAAAATTAATGAAGGAGGAGCTGACCTTACCGAAGTAGGATTTCAACCCTCTCCTTCATTTGTTTCACAAAGGTAGATGAAAGTTTTGAGACTATCAAATTTTTATGAAACTTTTTTTTGACTGATGATTTTAACGAATTCATTCTTCCTTGATAGTATCACCTAACTATCTTGTTGACCCCCTACTCTCAATAGGACGGGCTAATTCGTCTGTTTGTCAAAGAAACCATCAGTTTTACCTGAAAGTTTGTTTTGGGTAGGAAACCTCGATTTTACGAACCTATGGTCAACCTGTCCCAATTGTTTTACAAAGATATGAAGAACTTTTCAATTAATCAAATAGTTTGTAAAACTTTTTTTTGTGAAATTTAATTCACGTTGTTGCGGGAGATGGATTCGAACCACCGACCTAAAGGTTATGAGCCTTCCGAGCTACCACTGCTCTATCCCACGGTATATTTTTAAATGATTACTTCCCACTTCCCCACGGTCACCTATCCACGTCATGCGCTGGTTGTACCAGCGGGTGTAATCAATATTTTAATGTTAAAGAACTTCTGATAAAAAATCCCACAAGATTAAGAAGTTTTCTCAAACTCCACACTCATGGGATTTGTTTCACAAAGATAGGAAAGAATTCTCATTCTATCAAATCTTTTTTTATTGTGAGTTTTGGGGGTGTTGACCTTTCGGTCGAGTTATATAAATATATCCTTGTTTCCCAAAGGTTTTACAAAGATAAAAAATATTTTTAAAAAATCAAATTTTATTTTGAATTAAATTATAACCGTTGGGGGCAATATCCGAATCTTCTCCAGGTACTTGATAGAAGTATTCGTCCCATATCTTATCAGAATATAGGAGATTAGTGTTTTTTATTTCTAATAATTTCCAATCCATTCCTTTATCTGCCTTTCCAACATTCATCATCCAATCATGTATTTTTTTAGCCCCCTCAGGCCAAACAACGTATGCTAACGACGAAGGTTCTAAATCTATTAACCAAAAAGCGTCTAATTGTTTTTCAACAATACTCTCAAACGTAAAATTAATATCTTTCTTTATTTTAACATCATCCTCAAAAATAAAATACGGTAAATTCTGCTCAGAACATTCTTTCAATAGATTTAGATGAGTTAAGGTATTACCATAGATACATTCTTTTATTATACCCCACTCTTCAAACTCATTATTTAAAAATAATTCTTCAATCTCATCCGTAACAATTAAATCACGTCCATCAATTGCATCATAAAAAGAAAACTTTAGATTATTTTTTTCAAATAATTCCGAAATTTTTTCCCTCCTATCCTGTCTTCTTTTTAATGAAATAACAAAAATTTTATAATCCATATATTATATAACTATTTTTTACTTTATCCATAATATTCTTTAAGTATAAAGTTTAAAACTTCCCCCATTGAGATTTATGTTTATTTTCTTCCGAAATTTTAAATCCCAACCAAATCTCTTTCAATATTGATTTAATCTTTTTCATAGTATTTATTAAGTATGAAGGTCAAAATTAATGAAAATATCTTTAATGTCAAAACTTTAATTGACAAAAAATCCCAATCAATAGGTATGATGGGTAAAACATTTGACGATTCGTTTAATGGTTTATTATTCTTAATGGAAGGTAATAAACAATGTTTTTGGATGAAAAACTGTATTATTCCTTTAGATATAATCATTATAAAGAACAATGTGATTGTAAATATACATCACAATTGTCCTCCATGTAATGATGAATTTGATTGTCCTTCCTATTGTGGGAATGGTAATATTATATTAGAAATTGAGGGTGGTTCTTGTGAAATACTTAATATCCAAGCTGGAGATAGTATCACTTACGACCTATCTTAATCCTCAGAAGAATTCTTAGACTCCGCAATTTTTTCTTTTAATACTTTTTGGAATTCGTTTGCAATCATTTTTGTAAACTTAACAGATGGTGAATCATCTTTTTCAGAATCATATCTATATTGTCCTTGTGGCGGTCTCTTTCCTCTACCTAAGTAGTTAAGTCCCGATATGTTAGTAATACATTTGTGCCCACCCGAGTTGGATTGAATAAGGTCCCAAGCATTAATTCCAATTTTGTCCATCAATGAGATTTCTTCTTCAGATAAATCACTGAATGGTTTCTCCATCATTTCCTCAATTCTACCTAATATTTCTTCTCCCCCATCCATAAACATGAATTTACCACCGTAAAGAGCATCAAAATCTTTAAAGGTAAACCCAACACTTTCAGGTCCTGTACTTGTCTCACTAACCCACTTCATAGTTGATAGTGGTATCTTTCTCTCCTTTAATTGGTCTTTCCACTTACCGATTACCTCTTGAGCTATTTCCCCAAGATTAACACCTTTAAGTTCTCTTTCTTTCTTAAATGGATTACAAGAAGCTTGAACAAGTCCCATCGGCCACGCCATGATGAGAAAGTCTGCTTCAGGATTATTTCTGAATGGTGTATATCTGTCGTAAGACCCAGGTTTAAACATACTACCCCCACCATATTGGAAGATAATGTTATCAGACACCGTTGGGTAGTCCTTCATTTTGTCGGCATAATCTTGCGCATTTTTTTGTAGGTCTTCAGGTTTTGCTGCGTTTGTTCTTGTCATCCAAGTTTTAATGTTATTAAGTATCGACATTAAAGATGGTTCAGAATCCATAACCAAAAATTCTAAGAATCCTGGTTTGTTTTTAAACGCTAAAAGTAATTTGTTGATTACTAACCCCAACAACATTTTGTTTCTTTGGAGCGAGGAATCTTTATCTATTCTGTAGATGTAGTTAACAACTTCTTGTGGTGTTATGTCATGTTTGGCATAATCCGCAGAGTCTACAGTATTAATTAGTAAAATATCTGACGATGGGAATAAATCAGTTGGTGACACGACTTGTGAGATTGTTTCAACGTTTGAACGAGCTCCTCTAAATTGTTTTGATGTTCCTTTCTCAACCCCAACTTGTTTGTCGTGGTGGTCAGTGTGAATCACAAACATTGGTTTACCGTGAGCAAAGTCAACAAGGACTGGCATTATATCACCTTGAGCATCATTCTTTTTAACAGAGAACTCTTTGTCACCGTATTGAATGATATGTGCACCTACAACATCAATACCATTATCTTCAAGGTATTTCTTCATTGCAATTGCCGTTGTTACACCGTCCAAATCTTGGTGGAAATAAATCTCCGCCTTTTGATATCTCTCCTTAAGAGCATTGATGTTTCTAAGTCCTGTTTCTGATAATATTCTTTTCATTAATTAACTAAGTTTGTCCCCAATCCAACTAATGATTTTATCAAAAATATCTTGGTCTAACCCTAATTTATGTAAGGCTTTATATGTGTCAGGTCCTGCAATTCCATCAGGATTTACTTTTTCAGCCTTTTGAAACATTTTAAGACCTTCAACTGTTTTTGGTCCCCATAACGCATCTACAGGTACTTGATATAACTTACCGTTAACCATTACCTTTTTCATTTTAAAGTAATCATTAAGTGCCGTTTGAAATTCAAACACATCCTGTCCACTCATTTGATTTTGTTCCTTAATAACTCTCTTAACAATATTAGTTAAATCAGACTCTGTTAGTCTTATAATTTTCTTTGCCATTATATATTATTTAATTTACATTCCAGGGATTGGATTCATTTGTCCTGTAAACAATCCTCTTAAAAATTTAGCTAATGGGTCAAGATTTGGTTCTGAACTTGTGGATGAAGACGTACTTTGTTGATTATTTGTTTGACCTTCAACTTTTTCTGAACCAAATTGGTCTTCAAAGTTTTGTTTAGCTTCAGGTGTTTGATTATATTCATCAACTTTTTTCATAAAATTTTCATCACCCATTTTTTTAGATAATTCTTCCGCACCTACCCAGTTACCTAAACCAACATAATCAAGGAATCCTAACCACCATTTTGTAGATTGCATTAAAATTCTTAATCTTCTTTGGGATGGACTTCTAAATAATCTTGGAATCCCCCCAAAAAATACATTTGTAAAGAACCCTGGTTTAGTAAGAGTGGCGGGATTAAATACTTTTTGAGTTTTAAGATAATTTTTTAGAAGTTCAACATCTTTGACAGCGGCAGTTCCTTTTTGGAAGTTTTTTGCAAGAACCCCAGCTCTTTTTTGGAACATAACACTTTTTTTACCAGCATTACTTAATAATTGGAAATAACTTTTTATTGTGTTTTTCATTCCTTTGAAAGGTCCTGCAGGTATTTCATCAATTGTTTTAATAACTTTCTCACCGAAAGACCCTCCCATTTTCTGAAGGAAAGTTCCTATTACACCTGGTTGTTTGGCTAACTGTTCTATAGTTTCAGTGGCTGCTCTATATTCTTTACTACCTACAGCAGCTCCTTTAGAAAGTTTTATTGCAGACTCTAAAGCCTTAACAGATGGTCCTCCAACTTTTAGTGCCCCCAATACAGGTTTTGCTACAAAATCACCTGCATATGGTATTGCCCCAACAATTGATAAAACTCCAAAAAGAGTATCTCCTTGAATAAAGTATGATGTTGCATTAACAATATCAACAATAGGTGTTGGGTCAATAATACCCAAAATATCCATTACTGTATTGTACCAAGCGGCTTCGTTAATTAGTTCACCATTCTCATCTGTATGTTCTGAAAGGGTGTTCACCTTAATTAAGGCAAGTTGACGTTCAGTAATTATAATTTCAGCCATTTATAGTTTTCTTAATAAATATTCGTATAAACAAAAAAAAGGGTCGTATGACCCTTTTATTATAAATCTAATTCGATTTGTTTTTTCTTATCTATAAAAACTTGTACTCTATCTTTAGCAACTTTCGAATAATTCTCACTTAATTCAATACCAATCCACCGTCTTCCACTAACCTCAGCAGCGACTAAACTTGTACCACTACCTACGAAAGGGTCAAGTACCACGTCGTTTCTATAGGTTAATATTTTAATGGCTTTCATTGGAATATCCATTGAGAATGTTGCCTTAGTCTGTTGTTTGGTATCGGCAAAGTATTCCCATTGACCATATACCAAGCTCATAAACTCTTTCTTGTCTTCATCTTGATACATCATTTTTTGTTTGATTGTACCATCCTCTTGTTCTAAATCAACCAACTCACCTTTCCATTGCGGTTCTCCCTTAACTTTTTTGATTCGGTCTTTCTTGTAGGCTAAAATAACACATTCCTTAGGGTTATATATATAAGGACTACTTGGTGACATCCATGAACCCCATGCTGTGGTTTTACTTCTATGTGGTGAGTTTTCGTCAAGGTCTACAAGTCCGTAGAATTGAAACCCAACTTTTTTCATTATGGACCAAAACTCAGACATGAATAGAATTCTACCACCTCTGTCTTGAACATTAACTTCATAAGGAATGTTAACAGCAATCCTACCATCATCTTTTAATAGACGATATGTATTAGATAACCATTTTTCAGTAAACTCCCAATAGTCTTCCATCGTCATTCTATCGTCATGATTATCATAATCGATGCCTACATTGTATGGCGGAGAAGTAACCACCAAGTCAACAGTAGACTCAGGGAGTTTTCCCATTTCAATAATACAGTCTCCTATAATGATTCTATTTGTTTTTAACATTATAATTTACCTTCTTGTTTTAATTGTTCTCTTATTTTAGTGGCTGAGATATCACTCACCTCTTGTGGTGGTAAATGTTCTATGATATCATATCCAACTCCTCTTCCGAAGTTTACCGATTCAACATCAGGTATTACCATTACAATAACTCTTCCCTCGTGAATTAAGTTAAATAATTTAATGGTTATGTTATCATGTACCTCTTGTGCGGTAAATGGGTTCTGTTCGTTAGGTTCAATGTCTCTAATACAAATTAGAACATTCTTACCTTGTTCAAGTCGTTGGTCGATTAACCACCTGTGTCCATCGTGCCATGGTTGCCATCTTCCGATAAACATTGAAAACTGTTTACCAGGATTATTCTTTAATTTAGGGTCTCCCTCTATGTGTATTTTTTCCATCTTATCTTTTGAATATTTTTTCAACACATTCTGCAACAGTGATGTTATCAGTACACATATCGATATAATTTTCTGTTGGCGGTTCATAATCCTCAACAAAGAATTGTTCCCTACCTCTTACTTCTGAGGTATGAACATAAACTTCTTTTATCGCATTTTCAAGTTTAACTTTAAATAATTCTCTTTGTTCTTTATATGGTGATACTAAAGAAACTAAAACATTTTGTCCTTTTGAGTGAAGATATTGAGCTAAATGTTGTGCTAATTGTATATTCTTCATCCGACCTTCTTTAGAGTAATCTTTATTATTGAATAATTCTCTAATATCATCACCGTCAATATGGAACCAATCACTAAAGTATCTTAACTCCATAATTGATTTAGCTAATGTTGTCTTACCTGAGCCAGGTTGTCCTGTTAACCAATAAATCATAATTCTAAGTTTTTAATCTTACGGTCCAAATAGAACGAAGCCTTCTTTAGGTCTTCTAATTCTTTTGCTTGGTCTTTCTTACCAGCCCTTGCAACATACTTAACTACGTTGAAGATGTAGGCGTCTTTATCAAGTCCCCAAGCTTCACATACTTTTATTACTTCGTATGGATTGTTTTCCCCACCATAATGGTTGGGATGGTTTACCATTTCGTTTGTCATTTGTTACTTTATTACTGTTGTGTCTTTTATTTTACTATGGTCGTATGGATATGACTCCAACTGTTTTTTATAGTACTCCATCTCAAGACTATCTCTAAGATACTTAACTCTATCGTGATTCATTTGTGGGTTACTACCACCATCACTTACCTTTGATGAAAACATTATTATCACAAATATTGCCATCATAGATACCATAAAAAGTGCAAAGGTTCTATTTGTCATTACTTTTCTTTCCTCTCTTAGTCGTTACTTGTTCGGTTACTTGTTCGGTTTTTTTACCTCTACCTCTACCTGTATAAGTTTTCCATTCTGATTTTGGACAATAAGCCCAAACACCTGTACTAACTTTTGAGATAGCTTCTTTCTCTTCCGTTCTGATTATCTCTCCAACCTCTCTTGAGTTGGTTTTCTTGATTGTTTTAATGCACTTCATTGGTTGTTTCCTCCGTGTTTAATTGATTAATAATTATTAGAATTTCTTCATCCGATTTACCTTGGCAATATAAGTCGTGAATGAACGCACTTGTGTCGTCTTCAAAATGAAGCATATCACTCTTACCATAATATTGTTTTAGTTTTCCCTCTTTAAGGGCGTCGATACATCTATCAAGTACGACCCATCGTTTGTTGAATCCCATGGGTAAAGTATAATAAACTTACACTTAAGAGTCAAAATTATTACTTATTTTTTCAAAATTTACTATTTGAAATACATAAGCCATAATCTTTCTTTTCATAATTGGTACCATGGTTTCTTCCATTGGGAATTTTTGGGAACATTTAAGTTCAAAGATTGGTAATTCTTTATAAAACTCGGTTGAATTCCATGTTGAGAAAGTATCAAGGACACTAGTCATTGTAAGTTCATCAACAGGTCCGTTATAAATTAAATTAAGATAAGTCTTATTGTTTTGCTTATCTGTTTTTGGTTTTCTGATTTGATATTCCCACACAAATAATGTCTCAGTTTCTTTTTGATAAAAGAAAACGTATCCTGAACCAGACACTAAACCTTTTTTGTTTTTCTTTAATTGTACGTCAATACTATCATATGCAATATTCCATATTGCTTTAGCCATATTGAAGGTGTCGAACAACTTACTACCTGAGAACTTAATAGTTTCATTCAATTCTTTTTCCTCTTCCTCAGTAAGTTCTCTTGGTTTCTTGGGTATAAGTTCCTTAACTAGTATTTCGTCATCACATGATTCGAATTTTTTATTAGTAAGTAATAATGTGTTTTCCTTAACTATTGATTGTAAGTTTGCCAAATGAAGGGATATCTCAACAAAATCAGGGTATACTTCCATCTTATCAAAACCTTTTTCGCATTTCTGTATGTAATCCAATAAAGTGTATTTATTGTATTCAAAATCCAATGGTTCTTTGAACATCCATTCAGGATTTAATTTAAATGCTATTTTTTTCTTTCTACTCATATTACAATTATAAAATTAATGAATAATTAATCAATTCTCATTACATAAAATAACTTCTCCCCAACATAAATTTCATCGGCAGTTCCATCGTAACTATTAATCGTGTGACCATAACCATCAGCACTAATCACTCCTTCAATAAACTCATCTTTATCTACATATTCTGACCAAGATAATCCGAAGCTCTCCATAAAAGATTCTGGGTCATATCTAACATCACTAACTAAATCTTTGATTTTATCATCAATTAAATCTTCAGGGAAATCACCATCAGGGTCCTCCTCAATCTCTTCAATTTCAGCAATATACTCTTCAGATAGTTCATTTAATTCATCTATCTTCTCTTGAATATCATCATCATTCTCACCGTCCATTTGCTCCTCTAATTTAGAAATTGTATTTGCGTTATATTCAATTCTTTTTCTTAATATTTCAATTGTTTCTTCTTGTTTGTTGGACAACATTCTTTCACTGTCATCAAAATAAGAGTCAGGACTATCATTAACATCTTGTTCATATACATCTTCAGCATAACTAATGATTGCTTCTGTATCCAAGAATTGTCTTGCGAATCCTGCATTAAATCCTTCATATCCAATATCATCTATTAAATTTTCAATGTAATCCTCACAACTTGATTTCATTTCATCGTCATCACCAACAGCGTATTTGTTATTACTAACCGAACTATCTATTACCTCAAATTCAGTTGTATCATAAAACCTACCAGTTGGTATGATATGGTACACATCAATATAGTCAGTGTAGTTATCCAATTCATCTTCAAGTTCACTTATTTCATCCAATAAATCTCCTCTTAATTCTTCGTCGGCATCGTATTCATTATTGAGTCTTTCTATCTCATCATTAATTCTTTGTATCTCTATTCGGTCATCATTACTTAATATACTAACCCCCTCGTTATCTACAAGATATTCAAGTAAGGCATATGCTTTCAAACCTTCATCTGGTGTATTACCATCAAGAGCCCATTCATTTTCATCTCTTCTATCTTGAGCATCATTTCTTAGTGACTGAACTCTTTGTTGTTCCCTTAATTTTTCAAGTCTATCTTTTTCTTTTCTTGCTGCTTCTTTATCACCATAAATTTTAAGTTGTTCTGCAAACTCTTGTTGGAGATATCCTGTCACATTGTTTAAGATTTTATCTAACATCTCAGTTCCGTGAATCCAACCAGTTCTAACGTACTCGTCCTTTGCATCATAGTAGATTCTGTCCCCGTCAAACTTTCTTAATAAAGCAACTTTATATAATGGGTCGTTAGTTGGTTTACTTCTATCAATAATGTAGAATAACTTACCGTTTTCGTTATATTTTTTAAAGTGAGTATCTGTTTCAGCGGCGGTACACCACTTAGTACCTTTACCATAATAACAAGACGCATCATGGTTTAATGGGTTAACAACAAAATAATTCCCATCATCATAAACAACATTACCACCTTCAACTTTTTTAATGTCTCTTCTAGATTTTCCTTCGTAGTTAGTAATGGCGGTAATTAACTCTTCTAAAGTTTGATATTGGGTAATATCTGTTTTAGGTAAATTAGTTGAAATCTTTTCAAATTTCTTAAGGGCTTCACTTAATTTTATAAAGTTGTCATTGAAGTTAACCCCATCTATCACTTTACCCGCCCATTGAAGGAACTTGGGTGTGATTTCAGAGACTATTCTCCCAATCATTTCGGGAGAAAACTTTTGTCCAAACTTATTTTTAAAGTCGTCAACCCTACCTTCCTGTATTAAATTTAAAAAATCCATTAATCTTTTATTTAATAAATATCTTTCGTATACTATTATTGTCCTTAGGAACTATTTATAATAATAAACAATTTAAAAAACACAATCATATGGGATGCGGATGTAAAAACAACAATCAAGCTCAGCCACAAACACAACAACAAGTTCAAGCGGCTCAAGTTGTTAAACAACAACAATCTGAGAGTATTAAACAAGCGATTAAGAAGACGGTTGAGAAGTACTATAATGTAAATAAAACAACCAAGTAATTGATTCTTAACGAATTTACTCAGGGACGATGAAAATTGTCCCTTTTTTTGTATTTATTACATATGGACTTCAATGATTTAGTAGAAAAATTTAATAATGGAGATTTAGACGTTAAACAATACTTTAACGACTACGAAACATTTTTCAATATATTGAAGAAACGAGGTCTTATGGGTGAGATTGACCCCAAAGATGCAACTGATGGTGAGGAGTGGCAAAACGAATATCTAATATGGTTATATCATAATGATAAAGATGCGTTTAACAAATGGGTTTTATCTTTGGTAAATGATGTTGTTTACAAAGATGGTATCTATTATTTAGATGTTGATGACAGGAGTGAACTATGTAAATTGTTTTGTGATGGAGGTAGAAATGATATCTCACGAGATACTATCGAAAGTATTCTTAGTGGAGAGAGTGATTGGGAACCTTATTGGGACACAACCGACAATGTTTATAGAGATGTTGTTGAAGAATTAAATGAAGACAATTTAAAACGTCTTAACGAATATGTTGTTAGTTCTCTTGAGGGTATAGGAATTGAACCTGAAACCGAAATATTATCTGAGATTGCCGAGGAACAGGGTAATCCTGAGGTGGCGTATGTAACCCTCGAAAACGTTGCTAAGGTCATTAATAGTGAGGAAACAATGGATTACTTATTTAAAGATGAATTGTCAGACCTTAAATCAGAACTTTATTCAATTCATAGTGGTGCGTATAATAACGCATATGAAAGTGAAGTTTGGCAAAGTGTTATGAATGAACTTGGAACTTATTTTATAGGAAATGGTGAGTTTGTTACAAGACCACATAGATATAAGAAAGATACTCAAGTTCAAAACTTTGTAATACCAATAGCCAATTTTGAATCAGATATTGTTGGATTTTTAGAAGATGGTAGAGGTTATGGTGGTAGTAGTACTTTAGAATATTGGGGAAGTTATTTAGGTATGATGGAAGACTGGGCAGATTGTTTAAGTGTTCACTCACCTGACTATCCTGACTTTAGAGAGGTTGATAAAAATATAAATGAAATGTTTAGAGATTATATTTAATGATTA